CTTCAGGTTGGCGGTCGCCAGCTGGAGGTGGTTGTTCGCGTCTCGAGCCAGGACGTGTACGTCGATGGCGAGTGGGTTGATGCTGTCCCTGCGGACGTACACCTTGTCCGGCTTGCCGAACTTGGCGGGCAGGGTCAGGATGCGGGCGATGTAGTCTTCCCGGGTGACGACGCGATTCTGCGCCGCGAAGAAAGCTGCCGAGTTCGCCTTGACCTCACCGATGGTCTCTTCGGGAGCGCCGCCGTCCGTCTTCTGGACGTTGATGCACTCCAGGGACTGGATCACCGCGCTCTTCTTGATCGTGTCCAGAGAAGTGGTTGAGAAGTCCAGCTCAGCATTTGTGACAGTCTTGATGCTGCCGGCGATCACGTTCGTCTGGGGACCACCACCTACTCTATAAGAGACAGTGAGCGTCGTGTTGTACGGGCTGAGTCCCAGAGTCTGGGTCTTCAGGAAGTTCTGCGGATCGATGGCGTAGGAAGCGAATGTCCGCCGACCGGCCAGCGGCAGGGCGTAGTCGGCCAGGTTCGGGATCAGCTCATCGTCGAAGTTGACGCCGTCTCCCGAACCGAAGATCAGGGAGGTGGAAGCATCCGTCGGATCGCGGTCCGTGATGAACCGGCGGGGGACGGTCACAAGCTTGAGCAGGTAGGGCACGTCCGTGTTGTCGGTCGTGTCAGAGTTCACATCGGCGTCAAACACCGCCTCCTGGGCCAGGAAGTCCACCTCCGTCCAAGGATTCCCCTCGGAGTCGTAAACGGAGAGCACCTCGATGACGTCCGGGTTGCTGAGCTTGATCTGGAGGAACTGCTGGAAGGTGGTGATCGGGAACGTCTCGACGACCGTCTGACCTGCGGTGATCTCTATGTCCTTCCGGATGGCGAAGTGCGTCGGCATACCGGTGGTCGAGTCGAACTGCGAACCGGTGACAAGCCGGGGGTAGTCCGGAGTAGAGACGGCGAAGTTCACGTCATCGAGCGATTCGAAGACGGTGTTGCTCGGACCCTGGACCTGCGCGCCTGCCCTGAGGACTGGGGCGAATGCGTCATCCGGGATCGTCTGCCCGCCCTGTGTGGTGGCCGGTACCTCGACGAAGAACGTCTCCTTACCGCGGCCGGCGCGCTTTCCCTGCGGTCGGTAGCCGAGGGACTTGGCGAACGAGACGACGTTCTCGATCTGCTGGGCCGACTCCTGCTTCACTTCCTCGAACTGCATGTCCTGGTAGAGTGAAAGGATGTCTCCGATGAACGCCTGGAGTTCCAGGATCGCCATACCGGGAGATGACTCGTTGTAGTCCTGGAAGACGCCCGAGTGGTGCGCCTGCGAGAACTGCATGAGGTCGCGCTTGAACCCCTGGAAGTCCTTGTTCAGGTACTTGACAGTCTGGTCCTTGGTGAAGGCGGTCTTGTTCTGCTTCGGTGCCGGCATCTACTTTACCCTCCCCCGGGGCCGGGGACGACTTGGAACAGAGACGCCACGTTGGTCGGCTTGCTGACCAGGAAGAACTTCATGGCGACCCCCACCCCGTTGGCTGGGACTCTCGAATCATCCTCGTGGAACGTGATCACCAGGTCCTGGAGCCTGACGAAAGGAAGCCACTTCTGGAGCTGGTCCACCACCCGGTCGGACATCTTCTGACGGAGCACGTCGTTCTTCAAGGGCTCGAAGAGGAACTCCACGAAATTGCAGCCGAGGTGGAAATGCATGGGCCTATCGCCCCAGTTCGTGACCAGGAGCGACTTGATGTTCTGCTTGGCCGCTTCTACCTCGTCGTCCGTGAAGGCGAGAACGCCCAGCGAACCGGTAGACTGCGTGAAGGGAACTGTCAATCCAATAGGCATCTTAGTCTTAAGCCGGTACACCCGTTGCCAGCGGCAGCGTCGTCGGAGTTGGCGACGGTGGGACTGGCACCAGAATGTAGATCAGCTGGTTTGTAGCTTTAAATAGAACGCCCGCAATCTTATCTGCCACATCGTCCAAAGAAGGTTCCTGTCCCTTCTTCGCGAAGTCCAGCATGATCTGGGCCATGTCGGCTGGTATCGTGGCTCCAGCGGTGGCGGAGGTGGGACCCATGAGCCCCGAGGTGGTGGCCGGGACGGTGACCGTAGAACCTGTCCAGTAGGAAATGAAGCCCGGTCCCCACCCCGCGAACATCGGAGCGGAGAGAGCGGACTTCAGAGCGGACTTCTGGACGACTGGGCTGAAGGCCTTGAGGGGAAGCATTGCCCAATCGTCGTAGGCAGTTGCCAGGGCGTCGCAGGACTCGTCGTTCGGAACGGGAGCCGTCGAGCTCTTGTCCTTGGAATCCTTGAGCTTTTGGAGGGCATCCTTGATCTTGGACTTGAGATCTGCCTGTACGTACGGCATTAGGGAATCACGATCTCTGGCTTGTTGGAAGCTCCCGTCGAGGCAAGTTGGTCCTTCTGGGGCTTCAGTGGCTCGAGCGGAGGACCAGAAGGACCGACGCCGGTCGGATGCTTGTGGTTGTCGAACTTGTCGAGGAAAGCCTCGGCCTGAAGGATGTGGTTGGCGGCGCCCTCGGACAGCTCGATCTTGCCAGACTTGTCCACGTCGATGGTGACCTTCTTCCCGCCGCCGTCGATGACGACCTTGGCGGCAGAGCCGATCTTCATCGTGGTCTTGTCCTTCTCGACCTTGATGTAGTTCTTTCCGTCCGCGATGCTGATGATGGCCGAGTCCTTGTCGACGAACACGAAGTTCGTGCTGTCCTCGATCACGATCATGGCGTTCTTGCGGAACATGACCCGGACGTTGTCGGACTTCATGACGCCAGCCGGGACGTCGTTGTCCTTGGGGACCTTGGCGTCGCCCTTGGTGGAGATGTTCAGGTTGTCGTCGAGCTTGGTCTTCATGGCCAAGTACAGGAACGACATGTCCTTGGAGAAGTCCGGATCCCCGTTCTTGTCCTTGCGACCGGCGACCAGGTGGGCCACTCCGGTGCCCTTCCCCTTTCCGCCATCGTCGACGGTTCCAAGCCCGTCGTCGACCGTGGCCGGACCGTTCTTGGCACGATCGCGACCGAGGATCAGTGAACTGTTGTTGGAACCGTGGACGGCGTAGTCACCGACACGGACCTGAAACGGAGGGACGTCCTCCTCGACCATGTCGTAGGACATTAGCCCCCGCCCTTGGTGTCATCGAACTTGTCGGCGAGGCGACCGTCCTTGATCCCGGACATACTGGCCTCGAGCTCGGTGTTGTACTTCGGACCGTCTCCGCTGCCTGCTCCCGCCGTGTCGTCGAACTTGGAGGCCAGTGTGTCATCGTCGTCCGTCTTGTAGGTGGACTGGCCGGACTTGAAGTTGACACCCTCGTGCCCCGGCATCTTGCCCACCCACAGGCCGTGTGTCATGTCACGGTCCTCAAACAGGACGTACACATGCTCACCGGGCTTGATGGGGACGCTGACGTGTTCCGGGAAAAAGGGCCAGAACACTCGGAGGTTCTGATCTGAGAAGAACTGGTCTCGACCGCCTGTCAGCAGCCTGGCCTTGATGGAGTTCTTGGGATTGAGCGGGCCGACCTGTGCCTTGACGTCGACCGACTGACCGTTGGGAAGGACGTGCTTGACCTTGTCGTTGTTGCCTGGCTGCGGACTCTCGAGCTTGCCGCCTACCACATCGACGGCAACGACGAGCGCACGATACAGGACCGGTGCGGCCTCGCCGTGTTCCACCAGCTCGCCACGCATGTACTTCTGCAGGAGCTCTGCGAGAAATACTTCCGGGCGCCGGTAGTAGTCATTATACTGTGGTTGACGTGGCATCCTTTCCGGGATCGAGATCGATCCCCCTCTTCTTCATTTCCTCGACGACCGTCGCAGCCTCGAAGCGATCGTCCGAGATCTTCTTGAGCATGGGCGCGACGTACTTGAGATTGTAGTCCAGGCGCTTCAGGAGCGCGTCCAGGCGCACCCTCAGTTCGTCGTCACTTGTCTTGCTGAAATCCGCCATCAGTTGCTCCCGTCGTCTTCCGCTTCCTCTCCTTCGATCTCATCGAACATGGTGTCCGCCTCGTCCTCGTCGAAGCCCTCACCCTTTCCCTTGGTGACGGACTCCTTCTTGGCACGTAGCTTCGCCAGCTCGATGAGCAGGGAGTTGTTCTTGGTGAGTTCGCCCGTGAGCCGGGCGAAGGATTCTGCGAGGGCGATCTTGGCGAGTGGGTCGACGTCTTCGCCGACAGAGATGGCCTTGTTCAGGAGTTCGGTGAACTCCTTGATCTTGGCACGATCCTCCCCTAGGTTGCCGTGCGCCTCGTCGATGAGATCTTCGGATTGCTTTGACACTCTTCACTTTCTCCGGTAGACAAGTACCTGTCCTTCCACTCGTTGAACAGGCCCTTGATCTTCTTCAGGTTCACCACGACCTGCTTGGTGTTCAGCCC